GAATATGATATGACTCTGATACCTTCTGCCATGGCTGACGAATACAAGATCAGTGATGATCCGTTGACAAACTACAGAAACTATTATAAGATCGGCAAGGCCAGGATGCACTCTTGGAAGAATAGACAACCCCCTGAATGGATTACAACATGACGAAAGATTGGGTAAAGGATATCCACGAGATGCACGCTCACTATGGTGTGCATCCTGTTATGAAGACTATGGACGCCGAGAAGCTCTGGAATTTTCTAAAGTTCCGAGCTAACTTCTTGCAAGAAGAACTCGATGAGCTGCGATCGGCAGATAACGCTGAGGACGTGGTCGATGCTCTTATCGATCTGTGCGTGGTAGCCATCGGCACACTGGACGCTTTCGGTGTCGATTCTCACAAGGCTTGGGATGCAGTTCTCGAGGCTAACATGAACAAGCAGGTAGGAGTTAAGGCATCGCGTCCTAACCCTCTGGGACTTCCAGACTTGATCAAGCCTGAAGGTTGGACTGCTCCTTCTCACGAAGGCAATCATGGAATGCTGAAGGACATCTTCTAAGTGGAAACTTTCTCTAAGCCGGTAATGGAAATCCTTGCCGGCTTGTCTGTCGTGATCAATATGAATGATCACAAAGCAGACTTGGACATGATGACTGCGACTAACATCACCCAGGAACGAAAGCGCCGTGGAGCTAGATCTGACGATGTAGTGAAGCGGCATACGGCTATCGGCCTGGGTGCTGAGATCGCAGTGACCGGCACCAACATGTTTAAATCGTGTAATCCAATCACGGAAGGTGCTAAGGGTCTCAGCTACGTTCAAAGAAAGCAAGATGTTGAATGTGAAGGCTATAAGATCGAGATCAAGACTATGAATGCCAAGTACGGTCGTTGGTATATCAGCGATGCGCAGTGTGAATCCGTACTTCGATCTGCAATTCTCAACAGCTTCTTCCTTCTTGTAGAGTACAAGGATCTCAGCGGCCTTAAGTTTGAATACGTGCCTCGCTTTCTAGTTGACAGTTCCAAGATTGGAAGATATATTGTATCCAACACTGGTTCCTACAGCGAGTATGTCTTTGACCATCACCGCGCTGTTAAGGCTGGTGCGTGCATTGATTTTAAGGAATACAGCTATGCCTGATATCGATAAGCCAATTGAGCGGGAATCCGTTAAGGTCCTGCAGGAGTGCATCACACTTCAAACGCGCAAGTCGCAAGACTATCAGAATCCGAATTCTAACGTTACTCAAGCTATGCACTACCGCCGTGGTGTAGACTCCATCCACGACATCATGCAGGGCAAGTTGTATCGTGCCCAGTCTCTGCTTGAGTCCGGTACACACAGCTCTGCCAACTTCGAGTCGCTGGAGGATACCTACAAGGACCTGATCAACTACGCATCCTTTGCTGTGTCTTGGCTTCGCGGCCAGATTCCCGGCCAGGATCCGGATCGTGATCTCTTCAATCGAAAGAAGAACGACTAATGCATCATGAACGCATCATGTACCAGCGCAACTACGTTACCCACATCCGCCAGGAGTTTCAATATCTCCTGAAGAATGAGGCGTTCATTGAAGACAAGACCGGTGTCAAGATGCTTGAGATTCGTTCTGCTAGCTTCATAGCCGACGAGCCTTCCATCTTCGGCACCCCTAATCAAGACTACATCGACCGTGAGCTGGCGTGGTATGAGTCGCAGTCCTTGAATGTCAATGATATCCCCGGCGGTCCTCCCACGATCTGGAAGCAGGTAGCTGATAAGCACGGTTACATCAATAGCAACTACGGTTGGTGTATCTTCTCCAAGCAGAACGGATCACAGTACGATAATGTCGTCAAGGAACTGACCACTCATCCGTATTCTCGTCGCGCTGTGATGATCTATACACGTCCTAAAATGTGGGAAGACTACAACCTCGATGGTATGTCCGACTTCATGTGCACGAATGCAGTGCAGTACATGATCCGATATGGTCGCTTGAATGCTGTCGTCCAGATGCGATCGAATGATGTGGTGTTCGGATACCGTAACGATTACGCATGGCAGAAGCACGTACTGCAGAAGCTTGCTAAGGATCTCGGCGTTGTCGAGGGTGACATCTACTGGAACGCTGGGTCACTTCATGTCTACGAACGCCACTTCAACATGGTGATGTGATGCAAGCCGATCGCTGGGTGCTGAACTATCTCAGTCTAGCAAAGACTATCTCTGAGTGGTCTAAGGATCCGAGCACTAAGGTGGGTGCTGTAGCTGTTGGTAGCCGCGGCCAGATTCTAGCTCAAGGGTACAATGGATTCCCTCGTGGTATCAGCGATACCCCTGAGCGGCTGAACAACCGCGATGAGAAGTACAAGCTGATCGTGCATGGCGAGATGAACTGCATCTACAACGCAGCACTCAATGGCACTAGTCTTGATGGCGCAGACATGTATGTGCACGGACTTCCGGTCTGCTCTGAGTGCGCTAAGGGTATCATCCAGATCGGCATCAAGCGGGTGTTCGCATGCTATCCCGAGTCGATAGCCGATAAGTGGCGTGAGTCTAGTAGGCTTACGTCCGAGATGTTCAAAGAGGCCGGTGTAGAATACTACGCGCTATGAAGATCATCGTCGTTGGAATCAATCCGGCAAAGGGTTCTCCTAAGATCAAGGGAGCCCTTTCACGGCTTGCATCTTGGATGGATACAGCCGGTGTCAAGCACTGGTCGTTCACTAACTGTATATTCACATCTGGATCATACTCCCACAGAGACGTAGACTACAAGCATCTATCACACTGTGTAGCCGGCTACGATAAGGTCATAGCTCTGGGTGGATTCCCTTCCAAGGCTCTATCCGAGCTCGGCATAAATCATCATATGCTTCCTCATCCATCTGGCTTGAACAGAAAGCTCAATGATGTTGAGTACGAGAAGCAGCAAGTGAAACTCTGCAAGGAATATATTCATGGGTAAGAAGATACTGGTGACCGGTATGAACGCTGCGCAGTGCAAGCGTGACTACTTTCTAGGCCAAGAGATTAAGGTAGTACCGTCCCACTACGCTCTGCTGCGTTGTCTGGAGGATCTCGGCTTTGAGGTCGAACAACGAGCCGTCGCCATCGGCGAAGACCTCTCGGGCTATGATGAAGTCGTAGTCTACCTTCACTCGATTCAATCATTCTGCCAGCGCCTATGGGCTGGACTATACACTATCTCTGCTCGTCCGGACGCTATCCTAGCTTTCGATGATTGGCAGGTCAATCAGATCTATGATTCGTTTAGAAACTACCTTGACGATCTAAATGAGTCGCCTGACAAGGCATTCCGTGAATACCTCTTCGAGCTCTATCAAGGCAAGGAGTCACCGGAAGTAGTGAAGTCCTTCCAGAGCAGCTATCAGCAGGCATGTGAGCTGGTTCTCGCTAAGAGCAATAGGCTGCTCATCTCAGCTTTTGCTGGTGGTGATGTTAGCTTGCTCAATCTCGGCTGGCAAGCTGATCGAGTCTTTACCTTCAATCCCAATCCCTATCATCTCAATCGTAGCCCCAACAACAACTACGGCGAACCCATGAACATCATGTCGTTCGTAGAGGAAAACGTAGCTCCTGAAGACAAGGAACTGGCTTGGAACTTCGCATCACTGGTTCAGCATAAGACCGGTAAGTGGCTCAAGGCACAGAACCCAGAGTCGTGGTCTTGGCCTATCAACTACTATGGCCAGCGTCGTGGCGAGAACAAGCAGGAGCGACTCGTTGAGGCCGACATGTGCCGTGTGTACAACCGCATGTGGGGTTGTCTGATGCCTGGGTACTTCCACTCTGGTTCCGGCTGGTGGCGAGCTCGGCCTCTTCAGGTCGCAGACGCTGGATCGATCCTAGCGTGTGATGACAAGGAAGGTAGGATCTACGGGGATGCTTATGTCGGTGTAAGGGCACGAGATGTTGAACAGATGGATCTCACCCAGCTTACCGATCTCGCCAAGAGACAGCGCGACTGCATCTACGACACCCATCCTCTAGACAAGAAGATCACACAGCACGAGATTCAAATGATTCTAGGTGCTCGATGAAGAACTTTCTCGTAGTAGGTGCTGGCTTCACGGGCGCTACGATAGCCAGAGAGCTGGCAGAGGCCGGTCATAAAGTCATAGTGATCGACAAGAGGGATCATGTAGCCGGCAATGCATATGACTACATGAATTCACTTGACATTCGTGTTCATAAGTATGGACCACATCTCTTTCATACCAAGAACGAGAAGGTGTTCACTTATCTCAGCAGGTTCTGTGAGTGGATAGAATACCGCCACAAGGTCAAGGCTCTACTAAGCGACGGTAGATTCGTTACCCTACCGGTGAATGCTGAGACGCAGGAGATCGTAGGCAAGGAGAACGTCATCGATATCTTCTATCGTCCATATACGAAGAAGATGTGGGGTATGGACATCGAGGAGCTCGATCCCTCCATTCTCAAGCGCGTACCCGTGCGGGATGACATGAATGAGCTGTACTTTCCTGATGACAAGTACCAAGCTCTTCCAGCTGGAGGCTATACGGCGCTCATCTCCAACATGCTCGATCATGATAACATCGCAGTGCATCTGGACACTGAGTTCGACAAGTCGATGAAGTCTGGTATGGACCACACCTTCAATGCCATGCCCATCGACACCTACTATGAATACGTATATGGACCACTACCATATAGGTCCATACGTTTTCATAATAAGATCATCCCTATGAACCGTGCGCTGCCGACCGCGACCGTTAACTTCACCAATGATGGTCCGTTCACACGGGTCACTGAGTGGCGGCTGCTTCCGGGACATGGCTCAAATGAGATATCTACGATGCTGACCTTCGAAGAGCCTTGCCACTACACCAACAACAACTACGAGAGATACTACCCAGTCAAGGATGTCGATGGCAGTAACAGAGCTAAGTACAATCAGTACAAGGCTCTCGCTGATAAGGAGGAAGACATTACGTTTGTGGGCCGGTGTGGGCAGTACGTATATATAGACATGGATCAGGCAGTGAACTCTGCTCTGCGAATTGTAATGGATCATAAGTGAATGGCAACACACGCATCTATCATCCCGCTTATCGGCGGTGAGACCCTTGGTACCGAGAAAGCCTTTGGAACTCGGCCAGAGTATTTCATGTCGTTCGAGGCCTTCTGGGCTAACGACAGACATATCGTAAATTACTACAACAATGAAGTCCCATACCACGTTCTTGACAAGAACGATAAGCCGAGCAAGAAGGTAGACATCGTCGCGTCCGTGTGCCCGTGCGCGGGACTCTCGATGATGCACCACAACTATGGTGACCATAATGAGAACAACAAGTGGCTGCTTGACACTACGAAGTTCGTTCTCGAGGAGATGAAGCCAGAAGTCTTGTGGGGTGAGAACGCTCCTGGGTTAGCAGGTAAGATCGGCAAGAACGTCCGCGAGCAGATGTACAAGATCGGCCGCAGCTATGGCTACAGCATGACGTTGTATCGTACCAAGTCGATGCTTCACGGTGTACCTCAGGTGAGAGAAAGAACATTCTACTTCTTTTGGAGGGGTGACAAAACACCGGTTTTGGAGTATTATGAGAGAAAGCATACCCCCATCGAACAGGTCATCCTGAACGCTAAGGGTAACACGCTTCAGGATCCTATCAACAACAAGACTCCGTCCAAGGATCCGTGGTATCGATACATACTCGAGGTTATCAATAAGGGTATGAGCCACCGCGAGTTCTCTGCGCAGGTGGAACCTTCAAAGGCTCGCGGTAATGATAGCTTCTCGTACATCGAGAAGTCTGGCCACAGCTACCCGATAGTGTCTGAGTGGCTCAAGAACAACGGCTACGAGCGAGAAGCTGCTTCTGCGCTGCGTAAGCATGAGAAGCTTGAGTCGGGTGGATCTATCATGCGTCGTGGTGTCATAGTACCGAAAGACTTCATCGGTGCCTTCGTCGGCCACTATCCGACTATGCTTACACATCCCGTAGAGGATAGATTCATAACATACAGGGAGGCTCTATCCATCATGGGTCATCCTGACAACTTTGAGCTCCTTGATCCAAAGAATAGCTCTAATCACATCTGTCAGAACGTGCCGGTTCAGACGGCAGCCGACATGGCTACAGAAGTCAGAGAGTACCTTGCTGGCAATAGACAGACCATCGATTCAACGTACACGGTTCAATATAATGGTACGAGGACTATACAGGCGAATGAAAGACACACAACCCTTGCAGAGTTCATCTGATATTCAATATAAGTACGGTGAAGACGTCATTCTTGCCGAGCTGAAGGCATATATAGACAAGACGTACGGCAGTCACTACGGTGATCGCGTTCAAGCCCAAGACCTAATCGTGTCATCAGGACACGGGGAAGGTTTCTATATCGGCAACATCATCAAGTATGCAGCTAGATATGGCAAGAAGAACGGTCACAACAAGGACGACCTGATGAAGGTTCTCCACTATGCTGTGCTTGCTATGAATCATCACAAACAACTTGATCATGATAAGAAGGATTAATCATGGAAATCTCTATCTCTATTGAAGAACTTCGTAAGCGTAAGCTTTTTCTGGCTGCTCCAATGTATGGTGGCCAGTGCGCTGGCATGTTTGCCAAGTCTGTCGCAGACCTTACCTCACTCTGCACCTCGAACGGTATCGAGATGCGCTCTTACTTCCTGTTCAATGAGAGTCTGATCACTCGCGCGCGGAACTACTGCGTCGATGAGTTCATGAGATCTGGTTGCACCCACATGATGTTCATCGACTCGGACATCGGCTTTGATCCCCGAGATGTTCTCGCGATGCTTGCTCTGCAGGGTGACGACTCAGAGTACGATGTACTGGCTGGTCCGTATCCTAAGAAGTGCATCTCCTGGGAGAAGATCAAGCTGGCTGTCGACAAGGGTGTTGCTGACGAGGATCCCAATGTTCTCGAGCGCTTCGTCGGTGACTATGTGTTCAATCCCAAGGGTGGCGGTGGCAACATCCGCATCGACCAGCCAGTCGAGGTCATGGAGGTCGGTACTGGCTTCATGATGACTCGTCGTTCTGCTTTCGAGAAGTTTGAGAAGGCGTATCCGCAGTACAGCTATAGACCGGACCATGTTCGCACTGAAGCGTTCGATGGTTCTCGTGAGATCATGCAGTACTTCCAGGCTGAGATCGATCCTAAGTCCAAGCGTTACCTCTCTGAGGACTATTGGTTCTGCCAAAAGCTTATCGATATCGGCGGTAAGATCTGGTACTGCCCGTGGATGAAGCTGCAGCATGTCGGCTCTTACATCTTCGGTGGATCACTCGTTGATCTCGCATCAATCGGTGCCGCCGCTACCGCTGATCCTAGCCAGCTCGGCAAGAATAAGAAAAAGGCTTGACAAATCCAGCCTCTGGTATATAATGACCTAGTACGTGATAACGGAGATATATCATGCAGTTGAGTGCTAAGACTATCAATGTTTTGAAGAACTTCTCGACGATCAATCCCTCGATCGTTCTGAAGCCCGGTAATACCGTAGCTACCATCTCGCCTAATAAGACCATCATGGCTCGCGCCACGGTTCCTGACAGCTTCGATGGTACCTACGGTATCTATGCTCTGAATCGATTCATCAGCGCTCTCTCCCTCTTTGAGAGCGCCAACATCGAATTCGGCAGTGAGAGCGCACGGATCTCATCCAATAACCGATCGATCGTGTATCACTACAGCGACCCGTCGGTCATCATGGTTCCACCCGAGCGTGAGATCAAGCTGCCGTCTGTAGACGTAGAGTTTAAGCTTACTAACAAGGACATCCAGACTGTTATGAAGGCTCTCGGTGTCCTTGGACTTCCTGAGATCGCGGTGGTCGGTGATGGCTCGTCGGTCTCTCTTCAAGCCGTCGATACCAAGGCCGGTTCTGCCGACACCTATAGCATCGACGTCGGCGAGACTGACAAGGCCTTTAGAGCGATCTTCCGCGCTGAGAACATGAAGATGATGGACGGAGATTATATCGTGCGACTCTCGTCTAAGGGTATCTCCCAGTTCATCGGTATGGACATCGAATACTGGATCGCGATCGAGTCTACCAGCACTTGGTAATCTCTGGTTGACTTTTGACGCAAAGGGGAGTAGAATAACACTACTCCCCTTTCTTTTTTATGATGGAGATGTGAGATGGGTAAGCCTTACTATCAATTTGCAGCCGAACCTTTTGTGAATGTGATCGGACAGACGATCAATCCAGGCGATCGCGTCGCTTATGTGAGTATGTACGGTAAGTGTGTTTATCAGAACACAGGGTGGTTTGATGGCGTCTGCAAGAATCCTAAGAACGGTTCTGTTGCTTTGACGCGAATTCGCGGTATCAATACCAAGAAGACTATGGCTACCGGTAATGTGATCACCCAGCAT